GGTGCTGGTGCGGCACCCGCTCAAGTGACTGCAAGTAGCAGGTTAATTGATGGGCAACGCGTTGCGTTTAAGAAATCATACTTCACAGTTGATATTGCTGTCGAGAACACATTCTGGGAGATGGACGCGCAGACCTCAGTCAGTGAGGCTTCGAATCGAATAAATGCGCTTTATCAGCCACTGCAGTATAGAGTGCTTCACCTTTTGCAAAGACGCGATAATTATCCTCAACCAACAAATGACCCCATATCGATTAAAACCGATTTATGGCTATCAGACAATGGGACTTTTGAGGGGATGAATAATGCACGAAGTGGAAACCGCTTGATGACCCAACGCGTTGCCACAGCTAATTTCAAAGTTATTAGCGACCAAAGATTTACCCTCGAGGCTACTAATCAGGGGGCACTTCAGCCCCAGATTGGCGGAGATTATATTGCTATGCAATCTAACGCTCGGTCAAAATATCCGTCCTCAAAAAGTATTTCAATGATTTATGACCATCGGGAAGAAGTCGCACTTATTGGACAGGACGGACTGGCTCCTTCAAATGAACCAGTTGATATGAATTTTAAACATATCGTTCTCATTCTATGTACGGGAAGCAACGCTTTCACTACCTCTGCTGCAGCGAATGCTAACTTGGGTCAAGATAACGATACTACTCGTTGGTTGAGTGGTTGTTACGGAACAACTACGGCATATGATGCTTAATAAATTAAGATTACCCTAGGATCGCCGGGCTTGTCCCGCGACCCGAGGGTAATCCCCGAGTGGCGTCCGTCAGACGGGGCTAATCCCCCTGCAGTATAAGTCCATATAAACTGCAAAACGAATGGAGAAGGCTTTCGGAGCCGACATTCGCCCATACGACCAGGTTTCCTGGGCGGATGGCGGCTCCGGAAGCCGTGGCTTTTGGAAGAACGAGCCTTTACGGTATTGCAAATTTTATAATATAGAACTTTTAGCCCTATATTATATTATATTTTAGATATTATCCATCTATCTGGAGACAACTTGGACTCATCTGGGGGTTCATTGGCGAAGATTATTAGGTGAGGATTATTTCCGCAAATCATCCCTCCTTCGTATTTCCCTGAGTAAAAATACATATCCTTTACATTTTCTACTCCTTCATAAGAAATATAATCACAATTAAATGACTTCGGCAGATTAATTAAGATAAGGGACGGCGTATCCCCATTTGTTTTAGTATATTCAACAATGGCGTTTCTGATATCCGCACCTTTGCCTCCTACACATATCGCTCCATATTTCATTGTGAGATATTTGCAAAAGGAAGTTTTTCCAACATTTCCTTTACCCCAGTACCAATAAATGCTTCGGTCATTTGGTTCTTCTTTGATTATATCAATAATTTCTTTTTCCCAATTAAATAACTGTTCATCAGGTATAATTTTAACTTTGCGGGGAAGTCCCTTACTCCAAATCAAATTATCTTCCTTAGAGCAATAAGTCACATTATCGACTCTGTTGCCTCTACATTTCTCCCAGTGAATTCTGCTGGTAAATAAACCTTTAGGTCTTACTTTAGTTATGAATTCAAGATATCCCTGTAGATGTGGCGTCAGGGACTCGCCCACTTCTTTCCCTATTAATCCGAATTTACATTCTGATTCACAAATGAGAACTATGGAACTAATTTCTTGTTCCGTGTAATTATTTAAAGTAAAGCACCACCTTTTCGAAGGTGATATTTGCTTAGAGGGTGGAGATTTAGTATTACCTCCACCCTGGAACTTCTTGGAACTATTTGTTACTAAAGTTCCCTCAATGTTCTCGTACGCGAGACATTGTTTTTCGTAGATTGTGAGATTGGCAAAAGGATTCATAATATACGGAAATATAAAAATATAGGCTAAATATACGAATGCCGAGTTCAAGAGGACCAAAAGACCTTAAGACTAATACGAAGCAGGTTAAGAACAAAGTTAAGAACAAGAAAGCTCCCGCGTCTAAGTATAAGACTGTCAAAAGTAAGAAGGGAGTAGATAAAACATTATCTATGGAATATTTAGAAAAGAAATTTTTAGCAAAAGACAAAATGGAACTAAAATTGACCCCGTTTCGTGATTCGTCGCAATTCGGAAATGCCCCATATGCGATGCCGAATATTCCCACGCCAAACAGTAGTTCGTATTTAATATACGAATGGGGACAAACTCTCTCGGGTCCCTTAGCTACGACCCCGTCAGCTATCCCGTGCGGAGGCTTTTTATTCCAAACGCCCGAAACTACCTTCGTAGGAGGTGGTGCTGGTGCGGCACCCGCTCAAGTGACTGCAAGTAGCAGGTTAATTGATGGGCAACGCGTTGCGTTTAAGAAATCATACTTCACAGTTG